AATTACTTGAAGGCCAAATAGAGGATTTTTCTGCATTCAAGGAACTGCGAGCTCGTCTTGCAGAACTTGCCAACATTGAACAGGAGCTACAAGCCCTGCTAAAAAAGGTGGAACATGAGTAAAACTCTTTATGTACCCGAGTACATCGCGAAAGCGCAACAGGCTAAAGCTGAAGAAGCCGAAGCAACCCCTTCCCCCCAAGCCCCAGCAGTTGAAAAAATGCCACAGCCAACAGGCTGGCGTATTTTGATTTTGCCCTATAAAGGCAAAAAGAAAACTGAAGGCGGTGTTTACCTTCCAGACCAAGCAGTTGAGCGTGAGGCATTAGCCACCGTATGTGGTTATGTGCTTAAAGTTGGACCGCTTGTGTATAAAGATCCTGATAAATTTGGGGAGACAGGAGCATGGTGTAAGGAAGGTGATTGGGTGATTTTTGGTAGATATGCTGGAAGTCGCTTTAAAATAGATGGCGGTGAAGTCCGTCTTCTAAACGATGATGAGATTCTGGCTACTATAAATAACCCAGAAGACATCTTGCACACATAACAGGAGTGAGTTATGCCAGAGGCTAAGAAAGCTGAAGAACTCGATGATGCCGTTGAGGTTGAGCTCGAGCAAGAAGACCAAGTAGAAACCCAAGAGGAATCTACTGATGAGCCTGAAAGAGCCGCATCAGACGAAGCTTCTGATGATGACCTTGAGGGTTACAGTGATAAAGTAAAAAAGCGCATTGAAAAGTTAACTTATAAAATGCGTGAGGCTGAACGCCGTGAGAAAGCCGCTACAGATTATGCTAAATCTGTGCAAAACCAAATGGATGATCTAAAGACTAGATCTAGTCAAATTGATGAGTCCTATCTCTCGGAGTATGACCAGCGTGTAAGCACACAAGAAGAGATTCTAAAATCCAAACTCACTAATGCAATTAACTCTGGCGATGTAGATGGCCAGATAGAAGCGCAAAAGCAACTTGCTAAACTTGCTATTGAAACAGAGCGGTTGACGGTTGCAAAACAAGAGTTTGAACAGCGGAAAGCTAAACCTGAAGCAGAAAGTCAACCTCAATCATCGTCACAACCCCCTGCTCAACCAGACCCTAAAGCACGGGCATGGGCAGAGCGTAATGAGTGGTTTGGCCAAGATGAGCCTATGACGCTAACAGCGTTTAGCATTCATAAGCGTTTGGTAGAAACAGAATACTTCGATCCGAAGAGTGATGAGTATTACGAAGAGTTGGATCGTCGTATGCGTAGTGAGTTCCCGCATAAGTTCGGGGAAGCTAAACCCAGCAACTCAAATTCTAGGTCACCAGTAGCCCCAGCTTCACGCTCTTCGGGTAAGGTTCAGAGCAAAAAAATCAAGCTCACTCCTTCTCAGGTTGCAATAGCTGATAAACTTGGTGTAAGTTATGAACAATACGCGAAGCAACTTGCTCGCTTAAACTCGTGAAGGACAAGATCATGGATCGTACCCCACGCACTGCACAAACTCGTGAGAAAGACTCACGCCGCAAACCTTGGCAACCACCATCCACATTGGATGCACCCCCAGCACCGGAAGGTTTTGTTCACCGCTGGATCCGTGAATCAGTTATGGGTCAGGATGACAAAAAGAACCTTTCAGCTCGCCTCCGCGAAGGCTTTGATTTAGTTCGCGCTGATGAGTACCCCGACTTTGAAGCCCCTACCGTCCAAGACGGTAAACACGCGGGAGTCATAGGAGTGGGTGGTCTACTTTTAGCTCGTTTCCCTGTTGAATCTAAACAAGAGCGTGACGCATATTTCCGTGGTAAAACCTCAGATCAAATGCAAGCTGTTGATAATGATTTGTTCCGGGAAGAGCATAGTTCGATGCCTATCCTTAAACCAGATAGGCAATCTCGTGTAACCTTCGGGGCTAAAGGTGGCTCCGAAAATTAGAAGGATCTTAGAGCATGGCAAATAATGATGCTGCTTTCGGACTACGTCCGTACAAGATGCTCGGGGCTGGTGCAAACACCAACGGCTTGATGACCTTCAAAATCCAGACTTCAGGAACAGCTGGTACATCTTCTGTAATTTATGAAGGTACGCCTGTTATTCCTCTTGCCAATGGTCTTGTGGATATTGTAGGTGCGGCGGCTGGTGGTACTGTACCCCTCCTCGGTGCGTTTATGGGTTGTAATTACATTGATCTTAACGGTACTCCCGTTTGGACAAACAAGTGGCCAGGAACTGCCTCTGTAAAGAGCGGGACTGAAGCTACTGCTGTGATTGCGGCTCACCCTGATCAGCTCTTCCTCATCAATTGTGATGCGGCGGCGGCTGATACACTTGTTCACGCGAACGCTAATTTTGCAAGCGGTACATCTGGCGATGCAACGACTGGTAAGTCGTCTGCTGAACTGGCTGTATCAACAGCAAATACGACTAACACCCTGAATCTGCGTATTATCGGTTTTGAAGATTCTCCTTCAAACGATGATGCGACTGCGGCAGGTCGTCTAGCGATCGTACAACTCAACAATCACTTCTATCGTTACAATGCTAACGGTACTGGTGCTGGCGTCTAAGGAGGGTTCGTAGATGGCTATTTCAAGAGCACAACTGCTAAAAGAGCTTGAGCCTGGACTTAACGCTCTGTTCGGCATGGAGTACGATCGGTACGACAACGAGCACGCTGAAATCTTTGAAACCGAAAATTCAGATCGGGCTTTCGAAGAAGAGGTAATGCTTGCTGGCTTCGGTCAAGCTCCAACAAAAGGTGAAGGTGCGGCTGTTAGCTACGATTCAGCTAACGAAGCATTTACCGCTCGCTATACACACGAAACTGTGGCACTGGCGTTTGCGATCACTGAGGAAGCTGTAGAGGATAACCTCTATGATCGCCTCAGCTCGCGATACACCCGTGCGCTGGCTCGTTCTATGGCAAACACCAAACAGGTGAAAGCGGCCTCAATCCTTAACAATGCGTTTGATAGCAACTTTGCTATTGGCGATGGTAAGGAATTGTGTGCTACGGATCACCCGACTGTTGGTGGCGGTAACTTCCGGAATGAACTGTCAACTGCGGCTGACCTCAACGAAACTTCGCTTGAGCAGTCACTGATCGACATTTCTAACTTCATTGACGAGCGCGGCCTTAAAATCGCACTTCGTGGTATGAAGTTGGTCATTCCTACCAACCTCCAGTTTGTTGCCGAGCGTTTGATGGCATCTAATCTGCGTCCTGCGACTGCAGACAATGACATCAATGCTATTCGTAACATGGGTATGCTCCCTGACGGTTATGTGGTTAACCACTTCCTGACCGATACAGATGCGTTCTTCATTAAAACGGATGCGCCGAATGGCTTCAAGCATTTTGTTCGGACTCCAATGCAAAACAGCATGGAAGGCGATTTCGAAACAGGTAATGTTCGCTACAAAGCTCGTGAGCGTTACAGCTTCGGTGTTTCCGACCCACGCTGTGTTTTTGGTTCTCCTGGAGCCTAAACAAAATTCATCAAAATGGAAGGGCGGCTTTTCAGCCGCCCTTTTTTGTTATATAGTTGAGATATCAACCTTGACTGCGTAAGCAGACACTAGCCACGACAAGGAGATTCACATGGCTAAATCGACTTTTTCAGGTCCAGTTGTTTCTAACAACGGCTTCATTACTGCTGGTTCTGACTCTGTTGTAAACATTACAGCTGAGACCACTCTTACTTTTAACACACACGCTGGCCGTATCATTGAAATCAATGATGCAGATGGTGCTGTTACTTTGCCTTCGATTGCTACGGCTGAGATCGGTGCAGTTTACCGTTTTTTCATCGGCACAACGGCTTCCGATCTTGACATTAAAACAGATGGTACCGATAAGTTTGTTGGTTCTGTTTCTGTTGGCATCAACAATAGCACCCATAAGCGGTTTGTTCCTGGAGCAACTAATGATGTAATTTCAATGAATGGCACTACCACAGGCGGTATTGCTAATAGCTATGTTGAAATTACTGCTCTGGCTACTGCCGAGTATATGGTTCAAGGGCAGTTGATTGGGTCAGGCACGATTGCTACTCCTTTTGCTGATAGCTAAGAGGGGCGTAATCCATGGCTGGATCTGATGTACAATCAAAGCGGTTAACTGGCACTGGCTCTGCTGGTGTTGGTTCTGCGCGTATCCGTCAGATACAGGTTCTAACCACGACAGGTACACCTCGCCTTACCGTTACAGATGGTAATGGCGGGGCTACTGTCTTGGATTTAGATTTCCTTGCATCTGATTCACACTCAGTAAACATCCCTGCAGAGGGTATTCGTGTAACAGATATCTATGTGTCTGCTTTCACTAATATTACTGCTATGACGGTGTTTTATAATTAAGGAACACTCCTATGGCTGGTTCTGATATCAAAGCAAGCTACATAACTGCTACAGGCACTGTTGCAAGTGGTCCACGGCGGTTAGTTTGTATTCATTACCATACTGGGGGGTCTACAGGTAGCGTTGTTCTGAGAGACGGTGGTGCTTCCGGCACTACCGTCTTTACATTAGATTTTCACTCAAACGCTACAGGCGACCTCCAAATTGGAGAGGAAGGCGTAAAGTTTGATACTGACATTCATGCCACTTTTACAAATGTCACAAGCATGACGTTTTTCTTTAAGTGAGGAACTATGGCTACGACTAAAAATGTTAAGCGCACTCCTAGTGGTAAATTAAGTTACAGAGGTGAAACTTTTAGTGGGTATAATAAACCCAAGCGTACTCCTGGAGCAAAACGCAAGTCTGCGGTATTGGCTAAAAAAGGTGACCAAGTAAAGTTGGTACGGTTTGGTGACCCTAATATGAAAATTAAAAAGAGCATCCCTGCTAGACGCAAGTCTTTTAGAGCTCGTCATAATTGTGCCAGTGCTTCCGATAAATTCTCGGCAAGGTATTGGTCATGCAAGGCGTGGTAAAGTTTATGGCAGACCGTGGTGTACATGACTTGGAAATCGAGTTTACCGAGTGGAAGACAAAACAAGATCATTTAGTTCGTCATGTGGATGAACTTCATGACGATATGAAAGAAGTAAAAAAGGCTGTATTTCAAGCTAAGTGGATGTTGATTGGGGCTGTGGTGGTTATTGGTTTGACAAACAGTGGTAGCCTTTTGGAACTTATTAAGTTGATGAAATAATGGCAATGACACGGGGACAAATGCGAAAGCAAGTAGAAAAAGCTCCCGCTTCTAAAAAGAAAAAGAAGCGTAAAATCCCTGCCAAATATTTAGCTGGTCTTAGTTCTGCTGATAAGGCCAAGCGTAGAAAAGAGATACAGCGGAATGCTAAAAAGTCTTCAAAGGATCCTTCTGCATATGTTTTCCCTAGCGATTATACGAGCTCTGGAGCTAGAAGGAAGACAAAGGAGTCCAAGTATACAAAAGCGTTCCGGAAAAAGTTTGGTACTAAGACGAGGAAAACCTAATGCCTTACAGCAAGTACACTCCAAAACAAAAGCGGCTTGCCGCTATTGCCCCACCCCGCAAAAAAATTACCCGTGCGGATATAATTACTGCCGCTAAGAGGAAGAAAAATGGCACTAAACGCAAGCGTAAAAAAGTCTCTAGCTAAAAAAGCAGAGGCGGCTCGCAAAAAAGGTAAGAAGGTAACGGCTGGTCAGCTCCAGCGTGTGTACAATAAAGGGCTGGCGGCATACAGAACTGGACATCGTCCCGGAGCTACACCAAGCCAGTGGGCGATGGCTAGAGTCAACAGTGTGTTGACAGGCGGTAAAGCCGCAAAAGTAGATGCTCATATCTTTGGTAAAGGTAAAAAACCAAAGGCTAAAAAGGAGAAAAAGTCATGAAAAACGGTCGCAAGAAAATGATGGGCGGTGGTTATGGCCGCAAAAAAATGATGGGCGGTGGTGAAATGATGATGTCACCACGGAAGAAAATGGCGTATGGTGGCTCAGCAAGGAAGAAAATGAAGGGCGGCGGCAAAATGGTAAAAGGTCCGTGCTCATAAGGAGTAGGTTATGGCGACTTCGGGTTCTACCGATTTTGAATTAGATGTAAGTGATTACATTGAAGAAGCATTTGAGCGTTGTGGTATGTCAGTCCGCACAGGATATGACCTTACTACAGCGAAGAGGTCGCTTAACCTTTTGTTTGCTGATTGGGCTAACCGTGGTTTGAACCGTTGGACAATTGAGCAAAGCACTGTTTCTTTGGTTGCAGGAACAAACAGTTATAATCTTGATGCAGATACAATTGATGTATTGAGCGCGGTTATTCGTACCAATGCGGGGGCATCTACACAATCCGATGTCACTATTGATAGAGTAAGCCGCGACGAGTTCCTGAATATCCCTAGCAAACTTTCCCAAGCAAAACCGACGCAATGGTATATAGATCGTTCTATCACGCCTGTTTTGAACATATGGCCTACGCCTGATCAATCGTACACTTTTGTGTACGATAGGTTGACTCGTATCCAGGATGCAGATGATTACACAAATACGATAGAAGTACCCTTTAGGTTTTATCCGTGTTTGGCCGCAGGTCTGGCGTATTACATTTCCATGAAAAAAGCCCCTGAGCGTATGCAGTTATTAAAGGCGGTGTACGAAGAAGAGTTCCAACGGGCGGCATATGAAGATGTAGATCGGGCAAACCTGACACTTACCCCACGCAGAGATTATTATGGGTTCTTGTAATGGCATATGCGGTCGGTAAATATTCTCAGGCTATTTGTGACAGGTGTGGGTTTCAATACCCATACCTTAAAATGCGTGAGGAATGGAACGGCCATAAAGTATGCCCTGAGTGTTTTGAAACAAAGCATCCACAGTTAGACCCTATCTTTACACCAACAGACCCACAAGCAATATATAAACCTCGGGTAGACCGTAAAGAACCTCTGGTTGTGCAAGTGGGAGAATCGGTGTTTAATGAAACAGCCCCCTTACAGATGGTAACTTCTGTGGGCATAGTTACGGTGTCAGTATCATGAGTTTTACATACGCAGAGCTTAAAACAGCTATCCAAGATTATACGGAAAATCAGGAAACGACTTTTGTTAACCACCTTGATGACTTTATCCAAGGGGCAGAAGAGCGTATCCTTAAATCTGTACAACTTGAGTTTTTCCGTAAAAACGCTACAGGTTCTATGACATCAGGTAATAAGTACCTTGCTGTCCCTACAGATTTTTTAACGCCTTTGTCTCTATCCATTATTAGTTCTAGCAACCATGTCTTTTTGTTATACAAAGATGTGAACTTTATCCAGGAAGTAAACCCTAACCCTGCTACAACAGGTGTGCCGAAATATTATGCTTATTTTGATGTAAGTAATTTGGTTATCGCGCCTACTCCTGATGATAACTATACCGCTGAGTTGCATTATATGTACCGACCAAACAGCCTCACTGCGGGTGCGTCAGGTGGAACAACATGGCTCAGTACTAATGCAGATAGAGCTCTTCTTTACGGAAGTCTCCTAGAGGCGTATACTTTTATGAAGGGCGAAACTGATGTGCTCCAGCAATATGAAAAAATGTTTGCTGAGGCTATTGGTAGGCTGAAAAACTTTGGGGAAGCACTTGAAGTTACTGATGCTTATCGTCAAGGGATGTTAATGAGGCAAAAAGCATAATGTTTAAAGCTAATTTGGAACTTCCTGAAACACCGATTGTAACGGTGCAAACGACCCAGAATCGGGGGTTTACCCCTGATGAAGTCGCAGAGCGGTGCGTAAATAAATTGATTTCGGTCTCAGATTCCGCACCCCCAGCTATACGAGACCAAGCCAGAGCATTCCAAAAACATATGGAAAAAGTTGTGGCGTTTTATATGCGGGAGGCTATTCGAAGTGATAGAACTACTGTATATAATAAATTATTGGATGCAGGGCATCCTGAACTGGCTGAAGCGATAAGGAGATTTTGATGGCTATCACCCAAGCAATGTGTACTTCCTTTAAACAGGAACTACTTCAAGCTAAACATGATTTTACGACCTCTACAGGTCATAGCTTTAAACTTGCTCTGTATACTAGCAGTGCAACTCTAGGAGCCACCACAACTGATTATAGCGCGACTAATGAGGTAAGTGGCACAGGGTATAGTGCTGGTGGTGGGGCATTGACTAATGTCACTCCTACCACAAGTGGTACGACTGCACTTACCGACTTTGCTGATCTCACTTTTAGCACAGCAACAATTACAGCCAACGGTGCTCTTATTTATAACACCACAACAGGTGGTGGTTCTGGCACAACGGACTCAGTAGTTGTTCTTGCTTTTGGTGGTGATAAAACCTCGACAGCGGGTGACTTTACTATTCAGTTCCCAACTGCGGATGCAAGTAACGCTATCATCCGCATTGCCTAAATAGGGGGCTAAAATGGCTCTTGTCATTGCGGATAGAATAAAAGAAACAACTGCGACCTCTGGTACGACGGATTTTGTATTAGATGGGGCGACTACGGGTTTTTCTGCCTTTAGTTCTGCTTTATCTAATAGTGATACGACCTATTATGTTTGTGTTGATGGTTCTGATTATGAAGTAGGGCTTGGTACTTATGTATCTGGCACAAATACTTTGCAAAGAACTACGGTGTTAGCCAGCACAAACGCAGGAGCAAAAGTTAGTTTCTCGTCTTCAGCCAAAGAAATATTTATCACCTATCCCGCTGATAAAGCCATTTACCTTGACGGTAGTGATAACATCATTGCCGCTAATGGTAGTGCGCTAACTAACTTAAATGCCAGCAATCTTGCTAGTGGAACAGTAGCTGATGCACGGCTTCCTGCTACCATCTCTTCTGATATTACTGGCAATGCGGCTACGGCGACAGCGTTAGCCACAGGTCGCACTATTGCTTTAAGTGGCGACGTAGCCGCTACAGGTGTTAGTTTTGATGGTACGAGCAATATAACGCTTACCACTACTATTCAAGCAAACTCTGTTGCGTTAGGCACGGATACAACAGGCAATTATGTCGCTGATATCACAGCGGGTAGTGCTATTGATGTATCGGGCGGTGGTTCAGAAACGGCGACAGTTACTATAAATGTAGATTTGTCAGAGTTGACTACTTCTACCACAGATGGCGATGGTGACTTTTTTGTAGTTGTAGATGCGAGTAATGTCCAACGCAAGTTGACTAAAGCCAATATTAATCTTTCTGGCATGAATAATGATGCTGGGTGGACTTCTAATGTTGGCGATATTACAGGTGTTACTGCTGGCACAGGTATTTCAGGCGGTGGGGCTTCTGGAACCGTCACTGTTAATATGGACATTAACGGCTTAACCACGGAAACCAGTTTTCAAAGTACAGACTTAATACCTGTTTATGATGTTACTGCGGGTGCTATCCGTAAAGGAACAGTAGCTAATGTCGCTTTGGTAGGACCGACCGGACCTACTGGACCGACCGGACCAACTGGTTCTACTGGACCAACTGGACCTCCAGGACCGACGGGTTCTACTGGACCAACTGGACCAACTGGACCTCCAGGACCTCCCGGACCAACTGGACCGACTGGACCGACTGGACCAACTGGACCAACTGGACCAACTGGACCTCCAG